TCTAATTCCTTCTTGAATATATCGGGTAATATCTGTATCGGAAGAAGTAGGCGTACCAATCAGTGCTACAATAGAAGTTTTTATTGACATATTTTTATTAGCAGGGGACAGTTACCCATCCCCTGCATATTTAGTATTAAGCTGTTATCTTAAACAATGAATGGCTTTCGATCAGTGAAATACCAACACCCTCATCAGAGAAGTATTGATCTTTAACACCATCATAGGCATTTTCTGTTTTGATATTGGCTTGGAACATAGGGGCTCTGTACTGAGCATGAAACAGATTAGAATCTTCCACTACCAGCATGTACTTATTATAAGGACCACGCAGGGCAGGGGTTGGGATAAGCTGTATCATTCCATGTGGAGTTTCTAAGACTCGGTAATTAAATCCGAGACTATCACGCTTCATGTCACCAAGGTTAACAGTCCATGAGGAATTAGCAGCTAATGTGCCAGATCCACCAAGTTTAGACCAATAACCTAAAGCACCAGCACCAACAAAGGCTCTCTTAACACCATTTTCGGGAACATATTGGAAAATCTTTTCCATATCATCCACGAAATCGGAATAAGAATAAGTAGCCTCAGATACTGTGAAGATATTCTGGTCATCTCCAGAGGAGTTACCATATTCTTCAATTGCAGAAACAATTCCGTAACAAGTACGGATTTTTTTACCATTGGCATCATTTGCACCGCCATCAGCAAAGGAATCGGCAGAATCTGGATCAAGGTTAGTACCACCAACCCTAGCACCAAATAAGAATGCTTTTTCCTTCTGCATTTTATGTTCTTGGTTCTTAATGCTTCTAAGACGAGCTAACTCGCTACTTTCTCCACGAAGTGAAGCCTGTAGCAGGGTTCCTGTAATCTCTAAGGGGGTCTTAAAGATTTGGCAGGAGTTCCAAACAGTTTTCAACTCATCTGCCCATGCTTCAGGAGATTCTGTTCCTTCACCATGTGCATTACCAATAACCAGGAATATGTCATTATCAGCAAGAGCTATATCGCTACCTGTTGATGTCCATAAACCTTTTACCTTGATTACTGTTGAACTATCAACATCAGTTACAACTACAATAGCTTTTTTAGAACCATAACCATCTGTCCAGACTTCACATTCTAAGCCAATCCAGCTATCATCAGCAGAAGAGGTAAGACCATTAGATCCATCTACAGTTACTGTGGTTTTTGTTGAGTTATCTGAGTCAATATTATCAGTATCTCCATTACATAGAAAATACTGCTTTACCCAAGGATTACGATGTTCAAACATCTTAAAGATTGGGTCATTTGTTGCACGTGTTTCCTTATTGGAAAGCACGGTTGTAAACGGGGCTACATCTGTCCACAGCTCTTTTACAACTTGTGGATCAATGTAGAAGTCCCGTCTGTCAGTGTACAATACACCTGTATTGCCTAATAGTTTAGCTGACATTTATTTATCTCCTTTTATTAAGGAGTCCCGCATTGAACATATCTTCATCATTTAAAGTGGGAGCAGATTTTCCAGGCTGGACTGTAGTAGTCTGTGGTGCCTGTAATCTTTCACTCTGCTGATCCATTTGTCTAACTTTAGTTTCAACTTGGGACTGTTGTTTAGTAGGAGCTTTTGCCAATCGGTATAAACGACCAAGTGCATCTAAGGTAATATTCTGTGGATTTTCTGACCATTGAACGAAATCTCGTGCCTCATTGGCATCAAAACCCCATTGGTTCTGGGCATGAGAATAAGCTGACTGCTGTTGCATCTGCACCATTTGCTGCTGTTGATTTTGCTGCATCTGGTTTGCTCTAGCTTCTTCTACATTCTCATAGTAATCCAGCATATTATCTTGATACGTGTCTTTTTCTACACGAAATTTAAAAGACTCACTATCGGGATCATTAAACGCATCGACCTCGCTGTATGAACCAGGCTTCTGTGGACGAGTAGGTTTCTTCAATGGATCATGCTGATCAGTTTGTAACTGACCTGCAGGTTGTCCTTTGGAAAGCGATTCTATATTATCAAGAACTTTAGGGTTTTGACGAATAAACTGGTCAAGTTCCTTAAGATCCTGATTCTGCTCCATTTGTTGTTTTAGAGCTAAATTCTCACTTGCAACCTTATCGTGTTGAGACTGCCAGTACTCATGGCGATTAGGGTCTTCTTTTGCAGGAGGTTCTTCCTGAGTTTCCTCAAGAGGGTCACTATCTACTGTAATAGTAGTATTGTCTGGTAAACCTTCATTTGTAATTGAGTCAACCACTCCAAACGTATTAGTATCTTCTACTATCGTTTCTCCTGCGGGAATTACTCCTGCGGGATCTTCCACAGGAATACTTGCATCCCCTGAAGGAGGGCTATCAGCATTACGGGTTTCTAGGATATTATCCATTATTTTCTTTCCTTTCGTTGTTTGTACGAATCAGCAACAACATTTAGTCTAAACCAAGGAGACTAGCATTCATTTCAGATTGACTGCTTTGTGAATCCGACTCGGAAGTCACATCCTTTACAGCCTCTTTCAGTTTGCTAAGCTCATCCTTGGATCTTGCATCGTAAAGCTTTGTAACCATTTCAATCTTGGCTTCAGCTTTAGCGAGTTTTTTCTCGAAATCTTTCAACTCAACTCTCTTGCGGTCATGGAGAGATTCTCTCTGTGCAGTTTGCAGATCACCCTTGAGTTTTTTAACTTCCTCAGTAAGACCTTCAATCTGCTGAGACATCTGGTTCCTTTGATCTGCTCTTTCAAGTACACCTTCCATATCTGCTACATCGGTTTGTTTTAATACTTCTACCTGATCAATAATACCTTGTTGGAATAGCTGCATATAGTATTCAAAGCGACCCCATCTGTTAGATGGCAGGGTAGAGCCTGAAACACAGATTATATCATATTTGCCAACAGTTACATCATTAAGCTTTTCTAAGAAAGCTCCTGTAATTGGATCATATAGATCTTTATTTATAGTTATTTCACTGGGAGCTGTATTGGGATGTAGAAGTCTCATTGTCTTTTCAGATGTGTAATAAGCCTGAATATATGCCACGATAACTTTTGCCACCTGGTTTAGGGCAGATTCAATATCATCCTTTTTAGATTTAATTCTTCTCTGTCCAAATTCATCTAAGGCTACAGTTCCTTTATAAGTCTGTGGTGCAGATCCCTGATCTCCCTGCATCAAGGCATAAATACCCAGTATTTTTTCAATATCAGCTTTAGCTTCTGCTTCATTCTTATAGAGTTCATTTGGAAGAGGAACAGGACCTGCTACGATGGGTTGACCCAACTCTGGATCATATTCGATTACAGCAGTACCAGCTCGACCCCACTCCTCTTCCAATTGACGTTTGTCCATACTTCCTCTGGGTATAAGGAGTTTGACATTAGTGGAAGAAGATGCATGGGCTACAATAAGAGATCTAATTTTATTAATATATTCCTGAAGTCCTTTAACAAGGCGAACATCCGAGATAGGGTAGGGGTTTCGATTATGGCGATTCATAATAGGAACCAATGGATAATGCTCTACAGGATAGATAGCCTGGAATAAAAGTGTATCTCCTACAGAGAATACACACTTAACATGATCTACAGAACATTTGTTAGTCTTTATCTTTCCAAGTTCTATAAGATCTTCATAGGTAAGTCTTTCTACAATAGTTGTAGATTCAGGTATCATATTCTGGGATTCTGGTCCTTTAACTGGAACAGGCTGTCCTGTCATCATATCGCCAACCATATGCCATACATTGCCAAACTGTTTTACCATAGCATCTAGCTGGTTAACCGCATTTGCTTCTGTTTCAAAGTTTTCACCATCTTTGGTGATTATTTTATAGGCAGGGGATGCTATATACTTCTGATAATTCTCTTCATTTAAAATGTCTTCACGATTTAAAAAGGGATTATAGGCTCTAACATAGGGAACCTTGATCTTGGTAAGTCTTTCAAAGGCTTCTAACTCTTCATCCTTATCTGCAAACTTCTGTTGTGAATTGGTTGGGGTAACTTGATTAACACTACTTCCAGATCTAGCTGGATTCTCACTGGGAAGGTAACTGGTAACATTAACTTCTTCTAATTGCTCTTTAAACTGAGGATAGGAAGCTATCAGTTGGCTTCTCATATGCTTCTTGCCGATGATGATTGAAGACGCGTCCTGACAGAAGGGATCTTGTGAATTGGGATCTATATAAATATCATGAGGATTGATTGCTTTTAAGTTAATTTCACCCTTACCATAGTCATCATTGGGATTATAGCTGACATACAAACATCCCATCCCTTTTACATAGTAATCATCAACTGCCTGTTTGAGCTGCATATTGCCATTGGAATTGTCCCAGATATAGGTCATCAGGTCAGAGAAAATACGACCTGTCTTTACATCGCTATTTTCCCTACCTGTAGACTGAAATTTAGGTTTATTGGCAGTAAGGAGTGCTTTCGCCTGTTCAACTGCACTATGAACAACATTAACCACAATAGGCTCTTGAGCCCTGTTTCTGAGTGATTTAGCATGATCAGTCTGCCACTGATTGCCATTTCTAAACTCATTATCTTCTGTAGCTTGTTTTGCCCATTCCTGTCGGGCAGACGAATACTCTTGTAAAAGTTCGTGGGTTAGACGGACTTCGGGGTCGATTTGGGACATTTAACTCCTATAGGACTAATTGCTTGGTTAACTGTAAAAGTTAACTAAAGTTCCATTTATATGTTAATTTATCCTAACTCAGACAGTAAGCCAAGAATTTTTATTAAATAATGGTCTTTTATTTGTTTTTTTAGGATCATCACCGCTTTTACCTGTGTGATAAGGACTATAGCAGTTCTTCATAGCATAGAAGAGTCCGTCTAAAAGATCGTCATGTTTACCCCTTGGGTATAAAAGCAGCTCATCTTTCATCTCTGGCATATCTGTTGTGATATAGACTTTCTTTTGTGCGAAGTAAGGCTCCATAGTCTCAAGTCTGGATGACTTGGAATTTCTAGGATTCTCCTTTATTTCCAAGCCTGGTATGAACATTCCTTCTTCACCACACCTTTGCCTGACATATTCACGAAGCATTTCCTGATAACCTACTGATTCAATCCTGGTCTTGGTAGGTTTATACATTTTAGCATATTGGAGGATACTATCTGCTAAAACCATGGGAGAGACCCTTTTACGGAAATAGGGGAGGACGAATCTATTTCCTTCTTTGTCAACCGCAACTGGGACAATAGTCGAAAAGTCAGCAGTCTGCCTTGTTGAAGAGGCAGGATCAATACCTATAAAGATATTAACGGGTCTCTCCTCATCGGTATCCTTGTCGTTTAACTTCGTAACACGAAGAAAATTTCCATTTTCATTAACGATAATTTTACCTTCATAGCTCTGGATATACTCTTCCTTGAAGAGTTGGTCTTCATCCCCGACCACTTCACAGAGATATTCTCTATAAAAAACAGAAACTCGCCCTATAGAGGCTAGTTCTTCCTTTTTTTGTTTTAGTTTTTCTAAAGGTTGCCAAGCTTCCCATAGTGCCTTTCCACCATCCATGTCTGGTTTAAAGCACATATTCTTCCAACCTTTCATATCCTTCAAAGTCTCCACTATACATCTCTGGTGGATAGGGGTTCCTATAACTGCAAGGCGACCTTTGTTAGGATCTAGTGACGGAACTGCAGATTGGAGCAACCATCTCAGGTTTTGCTCCATAGCTTCCGAAGTCTTGGTATTATTTTCATCTTCTGGATCATCCAGTATAATCAGGGTAGGTCTTTGATTTCCGTGTTTAATACCTCTAAGTTGCTGTCCTGTCCCTTTGCATACAATCATGGAGCCATCTTTCAGAATTATTTCTGCTTTAGCCCATGATTTCGCACTATGCATCCCCCAATAACCAAATACTGATCTTAACTCTTTAGAGTAGTCTAGGGCATCCTTAATAGTTCCGAGAAGTTTAATTGCATGATCTTGTGTCCTGGATACTAATACAATCAGTTTTGGTCCTTTATCAAAGAATAAATGGTATAATGGAAAGACACCGCCCACTATTGAGGACTTAGCATGTCCTCTAGGGGCTATAATATTAAGTTGTGTAATCTTAGGATCTATCAGGGCATTGCCTATAACGTGATGGAACTCTGGGCTATCGGCTGTGAACATATTTGGCATTATAACCTTGCCAAAGAGGATCATATCCTTTTTCAGTGAGTTATATATTTTAGAGGATGTACTTACCATCTTCATACCTTTTAATCAAATCATCCATATACCACTTAGCTTTTTTAAGATCTTTAAGCGTATTGCCCTTAAAGGGGCATCTGACTATATATTTCAAGATATTGCCCCTGAACCAGTCCATTTCCCATGAGGCAATGAAGTCTGTAACCTCAATACCCATGGTATAGTGGTCAGGATGGTCTACATCCTTCGAGTCTTCTTGTGACCCTGATGGATATGGTGTCTCTACCAACAATATCTCTTCAGGATCACTGAACAGCTCTTCAATTGCTTTCGTATTCGGTATCTGGCGATTCTGTTTTTCTTTCAATAGCTATCTTCCTCTTTTTCACCTCTTTTCCAATGGTTTCCTCTATTTGCTGGGTCATATCCATTTCAATCCGTTCTGTAATTATCTTCCTACCACTGTTCATACCCAGCCATTCAGCAAATGTACCACCTATTCGGTGCATTACAGATGCATCGCCCTTGGATTTAGCTATTTGAAGGGCATCCAGGTTAATATCACAAACCATATCTTGTGTAATGCCCTTTTTTATTAGAACTTCCTCTATTTTCTTATCGATCATCTTTTTAAACTTCTCCTCTTTAAAGAGTCTTCTTACTGTTGCAGCTGGGATCTTCTGGTCTGACCTATATATTCTGCCTATTATATCCCAATCAATAGGCTGGTCCGATAAAAGCTGAGTAACGTAGGCTTGAACAGCTCGTTTTCCTCTGGCTGATGTTGCCTCATGGTCTTGCCATGTTTTGGAAGGGTCTAACTGACCATAGTTTCCGTAAGCCTTGTTTCTCTCGTATTTTATCTTACAATATCTAGTTGTCCAACCAACTCCCATCGCAAAGTTTGAATATCTGTCCTTTGTTCCCTTATAAGACCTACTGTATATACATTTGGATATATAGTCATCATCAGATATCCCAAAGTCTCCAGTCTCACACTCTCTCCATGGTCTATAGACTATACCCTTGTCTATAGCCTCTTTCTTACTATATACTTTAAAAGAAGTCTCTTTCCCATTAACCCTTTTAACTATTTTATCCATTACCCCTATCCTATTATAGTCTATAGACTATAGTCTATTAGAGCAATATGTAACTACTAGTCTATAGATATAGTCTATCATAGCAATATATAATTACTAGTCTATAGATATAGTCTATTATAGTAATATGTAATCACTAGTCTATACTATAGTCTAATCCGTACAGGCTAGTCTCTTTACAACCAACCACTGATTAGCTTTTTAAATGCATATAAAGAATCTCTTTCACAATCTCCCTCTCAGCCAATAACAATTGCACATCAGAGTCGAATTGAGTCTTCAATTCTTCTAAGAATAACTGCTCTTCCTCTGATACAATCTCTAACTTACCAGTAAAGGGATTAAATGACTTCATTTCCATAATATTAAATTCCTATGTATTGGGGTCTTAAACAATGAACTTATGGTATTTAACAGGTATCTTGAAAAATAGTTTCAAAAATATATCTAGAATGGGAGTGTGGTTAATAAGGTACTACTACCCCCCTTGGTTCCAGCATGGTGGGGTTCAACTTCGTTGAAACCTAAGGTTGAGGTTAGTTCGTTTCATTGCACTAACCTTTGGGTTCCCCACCCATCCCACTCGCCTTGCCCATCAGCCCAGTCTACTGGTCTGACCCCCAAGGCAGGAGGGGATAGTATACCTATAGACCTATAGACTACAGTCTATAGTCTTATCTTAGTAGTCCGCTACGGCTCCGTAAGGCTATCTCCTACCCCCTATCTCTATCCCACCCACACGCACGTACACTCCTCTCTAATCCTATCCCTCTCCCTTATGTATAGGCAATCAAGCCTACTTATATAAGGAGTAATACT